GTCCGCGGTGGTGCAGCAACAGTATATCTACCTATATGGCATTATGAATTTGAAGATCTAGTAGTACTTAAAAACAATAAAGGCATTGAAGAAAATCGTGTTCGCCATATGGACTATGCATTCCAGCTAAATAAGCTGATGTATGAAAGACTGTTGACTGGTGGTAATATAACCTTCTTTGATCCTAATGATGTTCCAGGGTTATATGAGTCGTTCTTTGACGATCAAGATAAATTTAGAGAACTGTATGAAAAATATGAAAGGGCATATTCTGTTCGTAAAAAGACTTTACCAGCAACAGAAGTATTCTCAACTCTAATGCAACAACGAAAAGATACAGGCCGAATATATACTATGAATGTAGATCATGCAAATGATCACGGTTCTTTTATTGCAAAGAAAGCTCCAATACGTATGAGCAATCTATGTTGTGAAATTGATCTACCAACAATTCCATTATCAGACAATCCAGATGAAGGTGAAATATCTCTATGTACACTATCAGCAATCAATTGGGGATTAATCAATGAACCCAAAGACTTTAAAAAATATTGCGATCTTTCTGTTCGTGCTTTGGATGAGTTGCTTGATTATCAGTCTTACCCTGTACGCGCAGCTGAAGTTGGGACTATGAATCGTAGGCCACTAGGTATTGGTGTTATTAACCTAGCATACTTTTTGGCCAAACGTGGTCTTAAATATGACGAAGGAGCCTTTGAAACAGTAGATGAATATGCAGAGGCATGGTCATATTACTTAATCGAAGCTTCACAGAAATTAGCAGTAGAAAAAGGTGAAATAAACTTAAAAAATGATACAAAATATGCCGGTGGAGTTCTCCCAATTGATACATATAAACGAGAGCTAGATAATTTAATAGAGCATACGGAAAGACTACCGTGGAACGAGCTTCGTGAGAAACTCAAAGAAACAGGTACTCGAAATTCCACACTCATGGCACTTATGCCAGCGGAAACAAGCGCTCAAATTTCTAATAGCACGAATGGTATTGAACCACCTCGAGCATTAGTTAGTTACAAACAGTCGAAAGATGGTGTGATGGCACAGGTTGTTCCTGGCTATCATCACTTAAAAAATAAGTATGACTTATTGTGGGATCAAAAATCTCCTGATGGTTATCTTAAGATCTGTGCTATTCTCCAAAAATACATAGATCAAGGCATTAGTGTAAATACTTCTTATAATCCAGAACACTATGAGGATAATAAGATACCAATGTCTGTAATGTTGACTGATCTTGTAACGTCTTACAAATACGGTCTAAAGCAGTTGTACTACTTTAACACTTTTGATGGTGCTGGAGAAATGGTCGACGAAACAACACATCATGCATATGACGGAGAGAGTTCACAATACGAGGACGAAGATGATTGTGAATCATGTAAGATATGAAGAAAAAAAGAATACCTTTAAAAGGCGGTGACGAGTTTGATGCTCTTACTCCGGCAAGAAAGTGGTATAAGTACTTGACGAGCCCTGGTGTTACAAAGAGTATTAAGAAAGGTTATAATAAACGATTTAGAAAAGAAGGAAAAATGAATGGCTGTATTGAAGAAGAATAAAAAATCGCACTTACTGAAAAATATGTTTCTTGATGAAGCGGTTGATATTCAGCGATATGATGAAGTAAAATATCCACAGATGGATAAAATCACAGATAAACAATTAGGTTTCTTTTGGAGACCTGAAGAAGTTGATGTATCAAAAGACAAAAAGGATTTTAATGCTCTTACAGAAAATGAACAACACATTTTTACGAGCAATTTAAAAAGACAAATTCTACTTGATAGTGTACAAGGACGTGCGCCTAACTTAGCATTTCTACCTATAGTATCACTACCTGAAGTAGAGAACTGGATTGAAACCTGGTCATTCTCTGAAACAATTCACAGTAGATCATACACACATATTATTCGTAATATCTATCCAGATCCATCTTTTGTATTTGATGATTTATTATCACAAAAGAATATTATGGATTGTGGTAAGTCTATTGGTAAATACTATGATGATTTGATTGATGCGAATCATGGTCCAACAAATAAAATGGATCATAAGAGAGCAATTTGGATGGCTATGATGAGTGCTAATGCATTAGAAGGTGTAAGATTCTATGTGTCATTTGCATGTTCATGGGCATTTGCTGAACTTAAAAAGATGGAAGGTAATGCAAAGATTATTAAATTGATTGCTCGTGACGAAAATGTACACTTAGCATCAACTACTACTATGCTAAAACTTCTTAAGAAAGAAGATAAAGATTTTGAAAAGATTGCAAAAGAATTAGAAGCAGAATCAATTGCTTTATATGAAGAGGTAATTAATCAAGAAAAAGAATGGGCTAAATATCTATTTCAGAACGGTTCAATGATTGGACTAAATGAGAAGATATTAAGTGATTATATCGAATGGATTGGTTGTAAAAGAATGAGAGCAATTGGATTACCTTGCCCTTATGTAACTCCACAAGCAAATCCACTACCATGGACTGAAAAATGGATTGGCGGAGGTAACGTACAAGTTGCTCCTCAAGAAACTGAAATTAGTTCATATGTAATCGGCGGTGTAAAGCAGGATATAGATAGTAACGCATTAGCCGGTTTAAGTCTATGATACATGTGCCATGGTTTACAAAACCAGAAAAAGTTTTACAAGTAGTAAACCTATCACCGAGTGAATCGTGGATAGAAAAATTAACAGAAATACATCCAATGAGACAGATATTTTGGGCTGCAGTAATTCAAGTTGCTGTATTTGGCTTTATGTTATTATCATTTTGGACAATTAATGGAGTAGTGAATTGAATATAGAAATTTGGGGTAAAGAGCCATGCCCGTTTTGTGTGATGGCTAAAAATTTATGTGAACTAAAAGGTTTAGAATATACCTATAAACATTACGGAATAGATTTTAGTAGAAACGAAATGTTAGATACATTTCCAAATGCAAGAACGTTTCCGCAGATTATAGTAAATGAAGAAAAGATTGGTGGGTACGATAACTTAAAACAACTACTAGGATAAAATATGAAACGAACAGTCGTCAATTGTGATTATTGTTATAATAAAAGTATAATAGGCCACGAAGACGACGAAATAGTTTTATTTTGTCCAATGTGTGGTGAGAAACAGGACGAAGATCTAGATGAGCTAGATTTTAACGAATAAGGATATGACGTGGCATTATCAAGGCACAGAATGGCAGGAACCCGAAGAGTTCAATCACAAAGACGTGTATGGCTTTGTATACATGATAACGAATCGAGCAACGGGTCGGAAATACATAGGCAAGAAGTTTTTTTGGAGTCAAAAAACATTGCCGATAACGAAGACTCGAAAACGCCGAAAGAAAACGTTAGTTGAGTCTGATTGGAAAAGTTATTATGGATCAAATAAACATCTAAACGAAGATGTTGAAAAGATGGGTCCAGATACGTTTTACAGAGA